AAGGTTAATATTACCCAAGCAACAGTTACCATAGCTGGGTAGGGAGATCTCGCCGCAAGGATTAGTGCTTGCCAGATCCTCAAAATAGGACACGTTAGTGTACGAATTAGCTAGATCAATGTTGTAAATGCCGGGGTCACCCGACTCAACAGAGTTCTTCCAAATCATACTCCATAGATCTCGCGCCTTGATGTCCTTCTTGCCAAGCATCTCAAACGTGTCAGTCCAACCAACCTTATGGAAGTTATTGGCACGCTCCATAGCATCCTCTTCATCAAGGCCAATAACGCTAACCGAATCGACTCCTGTAACCTTGCCTTCAGAGTTATAGCTCGTCCTAGCTAATTCATAAGAGTGATACTCCTTATTGTTGAACGTAAAGAACCAATCCTCATTAAGCTCAACAGCTTCCACGAAACGGTTAGTAATAGCAACCGAAATATTGAAGTTATTAAGCTGACCTTGGTCTAGCTTTACAGACAGAAACTCAAGTAGATCAGGGTGGGTAACATTAAGGATACCCATAAGAGCAGTTCTGCGATTTTTACCAGCACGGACATGCTCACCAACCTCATTAATCATTTGAAGAACAGACACCGCACCCGGAGCCGAATTCTTTACGCTGCCGATGTGGTCGCCACGGGGACGAATCTTAGACACATTGAACCCTACACCTCCACCTGCACAAGAGATCTTATACATGTCAGAAACAGTCTGACCAATGGAGTCTACAGTATCCTCAGGAATAATCACATAGCAGTTAAGCATGTTGTGATGACCACGGTTACGACCCGCACCAAAGATAATGCGACCGCCCGGAATAAAATCACCAGAACCAATAGACTCGTAGAACCGCTTCTCCGCTGCCTCTTTCTCATCATCAGTCTCTGCGGAAGCCATAGTCTTAGCAATGACCTTAGCCCTATCAGCCCATTTTGTTTCGCCGGGATAGGCGTATCGAGATTCAAAAATTTCCTGCCCTAAAGGCGTTAAGTTTACGTTTGCCATATGATTATTCCTTGATTGTAGATGTTCCTTTGCGCTTTATAATAGAGAGGCGAGGTGAAGAATCCAACAGAGTCTTCAGATACTTGTTATGTGTAATGATGAAAATAGATTTGTTCTTCTTTATTTCCTGAAGCAACTGGTACAGGCCGAAGATACCTTCTTCGTCAATGTTCTCAGCAACCTCATCAAAGAAAAGCAAATCCAGATGCGATTTATCTGTCAGTAGTAGTAGATCCTTCAGGCCCAGCGTAACAGCTAAATTGATCTTACGCTTCTCGCCACCCGAAAGAGATATATACTGAACTAGATGACCCTCTGTCTCAATTTTTTCTACTAATTCCTCATCAAATTCTATGTAATACTTAGAGTTTGTTAAGTATGATAGGTAGAAGTTACACCGGGAATTAAAATAACTTAACACGTTCCTAACAATATACTTGATGATACCTTGCTCAGAGAAGGCTTTCTCCCAGAAACGCATGATTTCGTACCAAGTCTTATTCTCTTCCTTTACCGTGTTGCACTCATCGTTAGACTTTAGAAGATCAGTAATCATATCCACATAAGTATCTTCGTCGCGGCACAAATCTTTATACCCCTGAAGCTTAGAGAACTGTGAAGAGGAGATAGGTGGATCTTCTACCCTGTCTTCTAGGTTAGTTAGTTTCTTCTTCCAGTCCTTGATGGCTAGTTTAGTATTCCGCAACTCCCCCTTCTTCTCATCTACATTAACCTCTGATTCTTGCTCTGCTCCACAAGTTGGGCACAGATTAGGTTCTAAGGGATTCTTGATAGTGTAGTCCAATCCCTTAGCATAATCATCAAGCGTTGCAATCTCTCTCTTGTATGCGGATATATCAAAGCCTAAGCTACGTTGATCATGCTCTGCTTTTAAAACATCATCGAGCGTAAGATTCAAAACTGCTTCGTCATAGTCAGAGTAGTCCTTCTTGCCCTCCTCAATATCTTGAAGCTTTCCCTCCAAACCCTTAACCCTTTTAAGGTTCTCAGTGATGACTGCATCTCGCTCCTTAACTGACTGGTAAAAGGTAGACTTGTGAGCCTTAATCCTATCCCGCATATTAAACAGGTCATCTAGGTTTAAGAAGTTTCTTATAATCGTGCGCTTATCATCCGGTGTACACTCCAAGAAGCTAGTGTCGTTCGCCTGCCCGAAGAACATGGAGGCGAGCAAAACTTTATGGTTTATATTGAAGTACTCATCAATTGCTTTTTGCGTTGAAGAGACAGACTCTTTGGTCATATCCACACCATCAACAATAAAAGATAGCTTAGTAGGCTTCTTCTGCCTAGTGATTACAGCGGTAACTTTCTCATGTGTTAGAGTTACTTCTACTACACACTTCTTCTTCTCTTGGTTGTTAACCAAGCTATCCTCAGTGCTCTTCCGAATAGTCTTCCCCGTTAGGCCAAAGTAGATAGCCTCAACCAAAGCACTTTTCCCAGAACCATTAGACCCTCCAGTATCTTCGTTCTTACCTTTAATGACCGTAAGACCACTATAGTTTTTTACATCAACCTCAGCATGTTTGAACGAATAGAAATTTTGAATATTTATTTTCTCAATTTTCATCTTGTAGAAGCCTATAGCCCTCCATAATCTTTTCTACGGGAATTGTAGTAATTGCTTCTTTAACATAGTCCTGAATTACTACATCATTAATGGAAAACAAATCTCTTCCCGGTTTATAAGTTGACACCTCATCCTCATTAAATACGGGAGCATATTTAACATCTACATGTGAAACCTTAATATCCTGTAGGGGGATATCATCATCCTCCTTCTCCCTAACTACTCTCAAAAAGGTAAAATATTCTGGGTCGTTGATAATGTCTAAGTTGTTCTCCAAATTACTTGCACTATACACCAAGTGTCTAGGGCCATGCTTAATCCTCTTGAACTGGATGCCGTCCTCGTCAATCAATCCATAGAAGTTTTCTTTAAAAGCTTCGCCATAGTTTGTGGTGTAAGGGGTACCGAGTGTGATGACTCGGCTAGGATTTTCTTCCGTTCCTCCTCGTCTCTCACGAAAACCATGAATATGGCCCAGCAAAGTGTCACACCCAAAGTGATGCAGGCCAAGAGCAAAGTCAGCGTCACCAACGGAATTAAGACAACCATCATAACCAAAGTGACCAAAAGCCGTATAGTCGCTAGGGATGTCTTCCAAAAATTCAATAATAGTTTCTTCATCTTCGTAGTGAGGGATGTAGGCCCTCTTCTTTTTGTGGTCACATCTAGCCAAAGTAACAATGTCTACACCCGTGTAATCAAATACACTGAGTGCAGTGACTCCATCATCAGCCTTAGTCTCGCTGTCATGGTTTCCACGCAGGACAGTTACCGTTGCTCCCTTTGCTGTAATGAAGTCTAGAATTCTCTTAAACGCAATGAGAGATGAAGGGGAAGGCTTTCTATGCATAAAGACATCCCCCATGATGATAACATCATCAGGCTTCTCCTCCCTTACGATACGTTTTACACATTCTTGTTGAGCACCAAGCAGACCTAGTACTCTAGAATTTAAGTGTAGGTCAGTTACGACGAGTGTTCGCATAGAGCACTCCAACTTTCGGGAAATAGTTCGTGCATGATGCCGCCAACTGCATGGGCAAATTGCTGCGTCTCTAGTTGGGTATGTTTCTCAGTGCGAAGCTTCCACAAGTGATACCATCCTAGGAGTGTACCTGTAACTACTGTAGTAGTATACATAGCCTGAGGAAGAACCATTCTAGCTTGCTCGGGACATACACCCTCCTCTAGCATTTTAGTATACACGTAATCTGCTAATCCAAATAGTTCATCCATCTCATCCCAAAGCTCTGACCCCATCGCTTCGTCAATAGGAGTAAGGCTACTACCTTGTTTTACGTTGTCAGCAGCCTTTCTAATCTGATCAATGTCAGGGTGATGATGCGTGGGAGTTCCTGTTACATACCTACGGCTAACTTCGCTCCAAGAGAATCCTACCTGATGCTTGCCTAGCTGACGAAGCACAAAGATAGGGCAATGGATGCGTAGAGTAACCACAGGGTGCCGAAATGGAAGAAGATGCTTTTCCCTTGCCAAGTAGTTAATAAGTTTTGTATCTTTCTCATAATCAAAGTCTATATGCTCTTTGTCAAAGGAACACCTCGCAGCATTTACAACGAGAAGGTCTCCTTCCCTAGTGTGGTTTAGAAGTTCTACAGAACCATAGTCCAAAACATTAATCTTACTTGCACTCATGTAAATCCTTAATAGCTACGTTATAACAATTAGCCTTGACCCTGAAACCGTTAGCAGGATCAATCTTTCCTTTCTTCATGAATCGGGCGTTGTCGAAATACTCTTCCTTCTTCATCTCTCCCAAGATCCAACCTTTAGACAGATCAGATAATACTCGGACAAATATATACTTGTCACAGTTCTGCTTTGTGTTGAAAGCGGCCACTGAACAATCATAGTCTGGTTTTGGCGTTACTGTAGTACGTTTTGTTTTTACATCTACAGTCTTACCCTCTGGGGTACGGAGGTCATAGTCGTAGGTGCTGTCAGTGGAGTAGCCTAGCTCCTCTCGGACTAAGATTTCCCCCAAACAGCCTGCTAGATTACCAGCACCCTTCTCAATAGAGTTTTTTAACTTACCAATTTCCATAGCACACTTCCTCGCTTCGAGGAGCATGTCATCCGTAATAGTTACTTCGATCATTTAGATAGTCCTTAATTTCTTCTAGGTTTTGTGGGCTTCCATTAACATATTCGACATCAACTCCGTCACCGAAAGAGAAGCCTACTTCAGCGTCGATCTTCAAGGGTACGTCAAAGTGAATATTAAAGTTCTCTTTGATGAAAGGATAATCAACAAGCTGGGTGTGAACTACTTCCAAACATTCTTTGATGTGGTCCTTGTGGCAGATCAACTCAATACTATCGTGTACCGTAGCGCACACTCTCGCGTCGATCCCCCTTTCATTTAGAACCTTCTCTGTGCCAAGCAGACCACAAAGTAGAATGTCGGAGGCAGTTGATTGGATAGTAAAGTTTAGCCCTTGCCTAGCCGCACGGTTAACCACCGAAAAATCTTTTGAACCAATATCAGGTAGATTGCGGCGACGGCCAAAGATAGTGTAAGCATATTTGTTTTCCTTGATGAACTTCTCAACGAAGTCCATGTATTCGAAGATGGCGGGGTACACATTTTGATAGTTTGCAATAATCTTCTTGGCTTTACCTACGGTAATACCCGTGGTCTCTGCCAAGTTAAAGGCACCGCCACCGTAGGCGATTAAGAAGGAGATAGCCTTTGCAATCTGGCGTTCATCTTTTGAGATCTCCTGCTTGTTGAACAATAGGCGAGCGGTGTAGGTGTGCAAGTCAGCACCTTCAGAGAAGGCTTTTTGCATGTTCCCATCCTTCGCAATGTGTGCTAGGACTCTTAGCTCCATGGCTGCGTAGTCAACCGTGATGAAGCAATAGTCTTCTGGGCAGTTGAAGAGGCTGCGGATATTATTATCCGTATCTCTTGGTAGGGTGTGGAAAGATACACCCATAGCTTTCTGCGCGTTATATGCAGCACAAGAAAGGCGACCAGTAGCAGTGCCATCAAACCGATAATCTACATAGACTCGATTAATGTCATTGTATTCAATTGCCTTCTTAGTCCCTTCGATATAGGTCTTGGTTAGCTTCTGCGACTTGCGAAGACCTAGGAGACCCTTAATGAACCTTTGCGAATTTATTAGATCCTCGGTTGATTTTCCTTGCAGGACAGACTGGCTGATCCTCTTACCTTCATCTCTGTGATCCCACTTACCCACGCTTATTTAGCTCCTCTTCGATGTGTTCCAGTAGTAGTTTAAGCGTAG